ATAGTGACGGCCAGTCCGCTCCCGAGCTGGCCGCTCACCTAACTGCTTGAAAGGATGACGAAATGCCAACAATAGTTACGGCTTCAGAGCTTAGGACGATTCTTGGCGTTTCGTCATCTCTATATAATGATGCTTATCTAAATGACATTATTGATGCTTCAGAAAATTTAGTTTTGCCAATGCTGGTCACTTTCCAGACAAAAATTAACAAAGTAAGACTTGAAGATAATGTTGCTTACTTTACTAGCGCAACTATTCAAGAATTTACTGAAGGCCAATCAGTAGTTATTACTGGTTGCGGATCACCATTCAATGGCACTCACACAGTTTTAGCAGATGGATTATCAGATTATGAATTCGCCGCTGCAATCACCAATGCTGACATATTGGAAAAAAATGTTATCCCAGCCGGGAACGCTGCGCTCTCTGGATTATCGACCTATGTCGGAAATGCCAATGCTGAAGCTGCAATTCTGGCTATCTCAGTCGAAATCTTTCAAGCAAGAACCGCAGCAGGCGGATCAATAGAAGGCGTAGATTTCGCCGTAACGCCTTACCGCCTATCTAAGAATTTACTTGCCAAGGTAACTGGCCTTCTAGGGCCGTATCTTGATGTTGAGACAATGGTGGGCTAATGCCAGCCAGCACAATTGCTACAGATGTTCGAGGAGCTATCAAAACAGCTCTAGCAGGCGTATCTGCCAACATTTACGATTCAGTCCCTGAAGCGCCAATTGTCCCAGCAATAGTCGTAATTCCAGATTCGCCATATATGGAACTTGAAGTTTTAGGTAAATCAACAACTAGAGTTAAATTAAATTATACCATAACGGCTTGCGTTGCTTATTTTAGCAATGCAGCAGCTTTAGATAATTTAGAGAAAATGATTATTAGTATTCTTGGAGCCTTAAACGCTTCCAAGTATGAGTTATCGACAGTCGAAAGACCATCAGTAACTGAAGTAGGAAACACAACCCTGCTAGTTTCAGATATCCGCTTGAGCGTCCGCTACGAGCAAACCGCATAGGAGACCCAAATGCCAACAACAGTAATAACTGGGCGCGATGTGAACTTCACACTCGATACATTCACATATGACGCCCAAGCAACAAGCGCAGCCTTAAGTTGCGACACAATTATCGAGACTTATCAAACTCTCGATGGTCGCGCTTATAAGTCCGTTGATAAGCAATGGACATTCACAATTGAACTACTTCAGGATTGGGGAGCTGCAGGCTCTCTATTTGAAGCAATGTGGGCTGATGCAGAATCTGCACCTAACACCACACTTGCAGTCTCATTCACAGCCGTAACTGGCGCAGTTTTTACTTTCAGTGTATTGCCAATCTTCCCAACTGCTGGTGGAGCTGCTCCCGGAGCACTCACCGACACTTGGACGATGACAGTCGTTGGAATGCCAACAGAGTCCTTTACCTAAGAGATCGGAGCATCGGGAGCTATGAAAATATCAATCACAATTAAATACAGCTCAGGCGAATCAGTCACTTATCAGGCTGGCTTGCCAGAGTGGGCTAAGTGGGAACGCAAGACTGGTAAGTCGATTTACTCGATGAAAGATATATCGGCCTACCAGCAAGCGGACTTCTTAGATCTTGCTTATTTTGCGTATAAGCGCGAAGCAGCAGGAAAACCAACCAAGTCGCAAGAGATTTGGGAGCTGACAGTTGAGGAAATGACGATTGGAGATGAAAGCCCAAAAGTTACGAGCCCGGAAGCATCAACCGACTAATCATCGAGATTGCTATCGCAACTGGGATTCCAATGCCTTACTGGACAGACATAGACCAAGTATTAACGGCTATAGACATATTGAAGGAGCGTAGCGGTGGCAGATGAGTTACCAATCAGCTATGACAAGCGCGAGCTCCGCTCAATCATTACCGCTTTCAAAGCGATGGATGATGAAGCCGTTAGCCAAGCTAAACGCGAATCTAGCGCGTTGGCTACTTACGCAGCAAATGAAATCAAAGCCTATTCGCTCACAAGGACTTTTGGTCAAGAAGCAGTCAGAAGAATTGCAACAGGCGTTAAAGTTTCGGCCAGTTCCAAAATCGGAGAGTTCTCTTACGGCTTTGCAAGTCAGCGCTTTTCTGGTGGCGGTAGCACACAAAAACTCTGGGCAGGTTATGAATTTGGATCTAATCGCTTGCGTCAGTTCCCCAGAAGAACACCAACGAAAGGTCGCGGAAACGCTGGCTACTTTATCTACCCAACCCTTCGTAAGATTCAGCCTGAATTGATTAAAAGATGGCAAGAAGCATTTTCGCAAATATTGAAAGAGTGGGATAAGTAATGGCTGGCAGTAGAACACTTAAGCTTTCGATTCTTGCCGATATAGATGATCTCAAGAAAAATCTTGATACTGGCTCTAAAGAGGTTGAAGGCTTTGGCGGTAAGTTAGAGAAGTTTGGCAAGATTGCAGCAGCTGCTTTCGCAGCAGCAGCAGCAGCAGCAGCGGCCTATTCGGTCAAGTTAGCCGTTGATGGCGTTAAAGCAGCCATTGAAGATGAGGCAGCTCAAAATCGTTTAGCCAATGCTCTAAAAAATGTTACTGGGGCCACCGAAGCGCAGATTTCTGCAGTTGAAGAGCAGATACTTAAAACTTCTTTGGCTACAGGCGTTGCTGATGACGAATTACGCCCGGCGCTTCAACGCTTAGCAACTGCCACAGGATCAGTAACTAAGTCGCAAGATTTACTGACCCTAGCCCTAGATATTTCAGCTGCTACTGGTAAAAGCGTAGAGACTGTCTCCAATGCGCTCGGCAAGGCTTATGAGGGAAACACAACAGCTCTAAGCAGATTAGGCATAGGTTTATCGTCAGCTGAAATAAAGACTTTAGGTTTAGAAGGCACAGTCAAAGAACTAGCAAATACTTTTGGCGGTTCAGCTACAGTTCAAGCGAATACTTTTGAAGGCCAGATTCAAAGATTAAGAGTGGGTTTTGATGAGGCCAAAGAATCTGTGGGAGTAGCCTTATTGCCTACTCTGCAAAGGCTTTTAGATTATTTTATTAACACAGTTATTCCAAAATTTATTGAATTTAAGGATGCTGCATTAAAACCAGTTACCGATGCCATTGCTAGAAATAAAGACGCTTTGACTACTCTTTATAATTTCATCAAAGACTTTGTAGTCCCAGTCTTGCTAAATAATCTAGGATCAGCCTTAGGATTTATAGGCAAGGTCGCTGGCGGTATTCTTGATGTTATTGGCGCAGTGGTAAATGGGATTAAGAGCGCAGTTAGTTTTGCCATAGATGCGATTAATACCTTAATTCGCGCTTATAATGCAGTTCCCTTATTGCCTAATGTCCCGACTATTTCAAAGCCTAGTTTTTCAACTCCAAGCACTCCCAGCAGTTCATCACTTCCAAAAATTCCAAGTGCTCCAAGCAGCCCAAGCATTCCTGTAGCTCCAACGCCTTCCGCCACACCTACAGCTCCATCAACCGCTGCAAATATTCCAAGCGCACCATCCACAATAGTTCCCAGCGGTAATGCCATTCCTTCAACTTTTGATGTAGCTGCGGCTAGACGCGGAGAAGAACGCGGAAATGTCATTGTCAATGTAAATGCACCATCAGCAATAGACGAAGAAGGATTTACTAGAGCAGTTATCTTGGCGCTTAATAACTCGACTAATCGCGGAACTACTGGCGCTGGCGATCTAAGGACTTCGGCTCAAATCTTATGACCCTTTGGACTCCCGATTGGCGAATTAAAGTCAATGGCACAGAACTAACCTCAGTTACTCTGAGCAATCTAACCATTACCTCTGGCCGTCAAGATATTAACTCCCCAACTCCTGCAGGGTATTGCTCGCTCGAAGTTATAAATACCGATGGCACTAACTACTCATTTACAATTAATACTTCAGTTACAATTGAAATTAAAGATACTAGCGGAAATTATGTGGCTCTCTTTGGCGGTAGAATTTCAGATTTACGCCAAATAGTAAGAAGCGCTGGATCAAGTGCAATAATTACGAGCCTTCGTATTACTGCCATTGGAGCACTTTCAAGATTACAAAGAGCTATATTTGATGGCAATTTGGCTCAAGGGCTGGATGGGGCTCAAATATTAGATTTGCTAGATGATTTGCTTCTAAACTCTTGGAACGAAGTCCCGCCAGCAGAAACTTGGGCAACCTATGATGCCACCGAAACTTGGGCAAATGCTCAAAATATTGGATTAGGTGAAATCGATGCTGGCGAATATACGATGGTTAGCCGCCAAATCACCGATAGCGTAATTGCCCCAATAGCCAATCAAATTGCTAACTCAGCTTTGGGTTATCTCTATGAAGATGCTAATGGTCTTATTGGATATGCAGACGCAAGCCATCGTCAGGATTATCTAATTGCTAATGGCTACACAGACTTAGACGCTTCTCAAGCCATCGCTTCTGGCATCGGCGTAATTCAGCGCCAAGGCGATTTAGCCAATAAAATAATTATGGATTATGGCAACAACTTTAATAGCTCTTATACCGCCCAAGACGCAACCTCTCAGGCAAGCTTTGGTCTATTTGCTGAACAATTTAACAGTTATCTAAAGAATGCGGCCGATGTCGAAGATGTAGCAGATCGCCTAATCCAACTTCGCGCCTACCCGAGAGATACTTTTCAATCCATCACTTTTCCCCTTCAATCTCCTGAAATTGATGACACAGATAGAGACGCTTTATTAAATATATTTATGGGCCAGCCGATCCGAATTACCAATCTGCCCCTCAATATCCTAGGTGGCGAATTTACTGGCTTTGTCGAAGGCTGGACTTTTAGCGCTTCAGTTTCGGGCCTTTCAATTACTTTCCTAGCTAGCCCAACAGAGTTCTCGGCTTTTGCTCAACAATGGGCTCAAGTCAATGCAGCTGAAAGCTGGAATAGTGTTCTTAATACGCTAGAATGGCAAGACGCGATAGGAGTTATAAGCTAAATGGCGAATACAACAAATTACAACTGGGCGACTCCAGACAATACAGATTTAGTCAAGGATGGCGCAGCTGCCATTAGAACCCTTGGCAATTCAATAGATACAACAACTAAAGCTCTTAATCCTGAGACAACGCTTGGAGACATTGCTTACCGCTCATCGACCAGCAACACAAATACTCGCTTGCCAATTGGAAGCAACGGGCAAATCTTAGGCGTTTCTGCTGGAGTCCCTGCTTGGATAAATAATGATCAAGGCGATATAACTGAAGTGCAGGCTGGGACTGGTATTTCAGTCGCTTCAGGAACTGGCCCGATTCCAGTAGTAACTAACACAGTTGCAACCGCGTATGACGCCAAAGGTGATTTAATAGTTGGAACTGGCGCAGACACATTCTCCAAGCTTTCCGTTGGAACAAACGGCTACACACTTGTAGCGGATTCTGCACAGACCAGTGGAGTTAAGTGGGCTGTAGACCCTGTAGCTGATGTTGTCACTACAGCAGGCGATTTACTTTACGCAACTGCTGCTGATACAGTGACTAGACTCGGCATTGGAACCGCTGGGCAAGTGTTGAAAGTAAATTCAAATGCAACTGCCCCTGAGTGGGCTACGCCTGCTGGCGGTGGAAAGGTGTTGCAGGTTGTGCAAGGCACTCAAGCGACAGGTGTAACAGTTACAAGCACCAGTTATGTTGATACTAATTTAAGCGCATCAATAACACCTTCATCGGCTTCAAGCAAAATTTTAGTTTTAGTAACTCAAAAGTATTATGTTTATAGAACTACTGCGCCTGCAAATAGTGGATTACAATTATTAAGAGGCGCAACTTCAATTCTTGATTACGGCCTTGGCGCTGGTCGTATTTTAGCAGCAACTTCAGGCGGTGAATTAGATACTGGTAGCCTTTGGAATTTGCACTATTTAGACAGCCCTGCCACTACTTCTTCAATTACATATAAAACTCAAGCAAAAATCGCAGATGCTGGAAACAGTGGTCAAGTGCAAGTGAATGCTGGAAATACAACTTCAACGATAATTTTAATGGAGATAGGTGCATAATATGGCAACAGGCGCGGAAGTTTTAAGGATGTTAATACCTAATGGCGGGTATGTGTTAGTTGGGGATGATTATGAGGGTTTGCAATTTTTAGATTGTGAGCCAATTACTAAAGAAGAATACGAGGCAGGCTTTGCTCAATACGATGCTTGGAAAGCAGAACAGGATGCAGCAAAGGCCGCCCAAAAGGCAGCCCTGTTAAATCGGCTAGGCATCACCGAGGAAGAAGCAAAACTGCTTCTAGCACAATCTTGAGGAATTGTGCTAAATAACTGCTATGCCTAAATTATGCGCAGCTGGAATTCAATTAAGGGAAATGATTGATGATCTATATCCTGAGCGCGATAGGCGTAGTGATGGCTGGGTGGCTGATGCTCGGCATCTTGCAAAAGGCAATTCTGACCATATACCGGACGCAAGAGGAATCGTCAGAGCTATAGATATTGATTCCGACCTAAGCGCACACAAAGAAGAAGCTTATGCATTAGTCGAGAAAATTCGTAACTGCGCCAAGCGAGGCGATAAGCGGATTAAATACATTATTTACGATGGAAAGATTATGAGCCCAATCTTGGGCTGGAAGCGCAGAAACTACAAAGGGGCCAATCCGCATCGTAGTCACTTCCATATATCATTTACTAGCTTGGGAGATACAGATGGCAGATGGTTTGACCTTGAAGGAGAATCTAATGAGCGACTTAAAAAAAATGGCCGAAAGCTGGGCAAAGACATTCCTAGCGACAGCTCTAGCGACCTACCTAGCGGTGGGGTTGGACATAAATGCGATTGCAAACGCAGCTCTAGTATCAGTCTTGCCTAGCATCATTAACTGGCTAAATCCCAACTATGAGCGTTACGGCAAAGTCCGTTAATGCAGGCGGTTGAACTGGCCACTCTAATCGCTTCAGTTCTTGGATCAATAGCTCTACTGGTTGGCGGCCTTCGATACATAATCAAATTGGAAAATATTCCCATAGTGTCGCGCCTGGATAAAATGGAGTCTCAGCTAGAATTAGCCCTAGCGAAGGGAGTCCGAAATGGCAACGCGAAAGCGCGTAAGTAAGAAGCGCCCTAAGAGAAGGCGCACTACTAAAGAAACTCCATTAACAAAGCTTGATTTCTGGGCTATTGCAGCTAACGAAGTTTATAAAGCTTGTCGCAGGGCTGGAATGGATGAAGGCACTTCGCTGGCCTTCGCTATGGATCGAAGCTCTTATCCTGATTGGATAGTGCCAGCCGATGACCCAATAAAGAAAATTGGTTGGGAAGATGGCGAGGAAGATAACTAATTTACTTTCGCGAGGTTGAGCTCTTCGAGGCTCTCAAGTCGATTTACCCGGACTTGACGCCCCTATCAGCGACCGACCGAGCCGATGGCATTACCAGCGATAGCTTTATTGAGCTCAAATGCCGTAGGACTCACTATGACCGCCTTCTAATCGAGAAGAAGAAGTGGGATTATCTGGCCAATATAAGGGCTAGGACGGGCGCTAGAACGCTTTATATCAACGCGACACCTAAAGGTATCTACCAGTTCGACTTAGGGGCTCTAATCGAGCCTGAATGGGTTTTAAAAAGCCTTCCAGTAACGACTGATTTTAGCAACAAAGCCCATAGCGAGAGGCCTTGCGGGTTCTTAGATATCCGACTCGCCGAGCTCTTACTTGTCTAAATAGATTTAAGCAAATACATTTAACCCGTTAATCCATTTAGGGATTACAGAACGGGAGCAAAATGATAAATAAAGTAGCTCTTATTCGATTTGATTCTCAGGCTGGTGCTTGGACTGATGAAACAAATTGGGTTAAGGGATCAATAATAAGGCGATTCGCTAAAGAGCGGATGGGTAAAAAGCAGTTGCGAGGCCGTTTATCCAAGGCTGAAATTTCTGCATATTGGCTTGATAAATATGGGGTGAATGCAGATGTTGCCTAATTTATCTGATGAAGCAGTTGCAGGAATAATTATTGGAGTTCCATTTCTTAGCCTCTACTTATGGGGTTTATGGACTTCAGCCAAAGCGAAAGCTTTTAACGAAGGTTATAAGAGAGGAAGGTCAAGTGTCAGATACACAGAGGTCATTAAGTGACTGGATCAACGATGCTGGTGACACCTTATTCGACAGGGGCATTGAGTATGGCGACCCGAGGCACAATTTTCTACGCATTTACAAAATCGCGAGAGCTCTCGGTATTCAGCTCAGAGACCCATCTGAATTGGCACTTATTGCTATTGCGACAAAACTCTCAAGAATGGTGGAAAGTCCAGAGCGCGAGGATTCGTATCTCGATCTCATTGGATACGCCGCTATCTTGGGTCGATGCAGATTTTCTACACCAGAAGATTGGGATGACATTGAGTCTGACTCGCAATCATAATCAAAATCAATACTGCGATTATTGCAAATCTCGCTGGGGACAAATTAAAGGCGAATGGCATTTGAAAGCTAGAACGCCAGCAGTCTGGAAAGTCCAAAGCGAAACACCACTTCGCAAAGCACAGGTCAGGTTCTATTGCCAGCCTTGCGCCGATGAAGTTCAAAACTGGCCAGATGGCACATTTTATTCATTGAAAGAACAGTTAGAAGATGCGATAAATAATTTTGCAGGGAGAGAGAAGTTGAATGTCGAATTACCTAGATGATTATGTAAGTGTTCAAGATCGATTGAAGGAGTTTATAAATGCGTATCCAGATTATCGAATTAAGACTCACACCTTGGCGGAGTCGCTTGTCGCTAATTGCGATGTCTATATTGTTAAAGTTGAGCTGTATCGCACTGAAGCTGACCCTAACCCTTGGACTACGGGTTTATCTAGCGAGTCTAAGTCTAAGCAATACGCGCTCGAACTTGCCGAGACCGGCGCTCTTGGGCGAGCACTTAACCTTGCTGGATTCTTCGCTAAGCCGACTGCAGCGCCAAAGAAGGCGATTCAGACAACAAAGCCAGAGCTTGCATCCTTCATTAAGGAGCAAAGACCGAATGACCCAGAGCCAATTGTCTGGGATGTCTCAGCTATTGCAGAGAAATTGGGAGCGGAAGTAGTTGATGAAATACCACTTTGTCAATATGGCAAAGGGCCAATGATTCTGAAATCTGGCAGTAAAGATGGCAAGGAATATCGCGGTTATGTCTGCCCACATAAAGACAGCGAAAAGCAATGTCCAGCTAAATGGATGAAAATCGGGTCAGATGGGCATTGGGTATTTCAGAAATGAGAACTGACGCTCATCCGTTTATCTGCTCAAGTTGCAAGTTAGTTACTCCGCATATTGAGCTAAATCGGTATGAGACCAGCGATATACCCGATGCGCCTGAAGAAGTGTGGCTGATTGAATGTCAGCGCTGCTTTATGCAGCGCATTATCTATCCATCGGATCGCGTAGCCAGTAAAGAAGATGACATAACCCGATGCGATAAATGCGGTAATTGGAAGATGAAGGCAGGCAATTGTCGAGTATGCCGACTAGCTGCTGGATTTGAGAAGCAAATGGTGCAATACTGGAATGGCAATGCGACTATGGAAAGGCCTTATGACGATGCCAATCTATGAATATCGATGCGACAAATGCGATAAATCAAGGGAGCTAGTTGCATCAATAGTGCAGAAATATGAAGTAACCTGCGATAATTGCGATGTGCCTATGTGGCGCGTATGGCATCCAACGCCAGCAATTTTCAAAGGAGAAGGATGGGCAGGGAAGAAGTAAGCAGACCCCATTCTATTAGATATATCCGTCAGCTAATGGAATGGGGATTTGATAAAGAGTTTATCGCCCGGGATTGCGGTATCAATCTGGCATCACTTGAGACCAGATTAAGAAGAGCAGAGGAAAGGGAGCGCAATGGGAATCAAAGAACTGAGCCTAGAATTGGCAGCAGTGAGTCTGATAGCTGATGAAGCTAAGAAAGCTAAAGATAGGCTGAGAGCAGCTTTGCAGGCTGAAATGGACGCTATTGGAGCCGATAGAGTAAAGGCTGAATATGGTGAGGATGTAATCGCTTATGTAACGACCAGCAAGCCTAAATTCAAATGGACAGTCAAGAATGAACGCAAATTCGTTGAATGGGTAATGACCAATATACCCAGCGAAATAGTGCAGACAGTCCGGGAATCATCTCGCGACGCGATACTAGATAAGTTTCATTACATTAATGGCGATGATGTTATTGATCCAAATGGTGAAAGAGTTGAATGGTTAGAAGGCACAATAGCTGAGCCTTATTTAGTAACCAAGTTTCATAGTGACGGCAAGGAAACGCTGAAAGGCGCGTTTCAATCAGGCCACTTAGAATTTAAGAAGATATGGGAATTAGAAGGATGATTGAGGATATTTATCCAATATTTAGAACAATAGATGATCAGATAGATAATTGGGAATCGATTGGAGTAGAGGGTAAATATGGCTCTGAACAGCACTTATGTTAGCCGACTTGACAAGACCATTACACTCCGTCTAAGGCGGGGCCCGAAGGCAGCCCGTAGCCGCAGCGTAGGGGCAGGCTATTGCCTACCGCTGATGCTATCGGCACTATTGCTGATTCCAATTGATTCTTCTAAAGCTGATATGAATCTAAAGCTTTATGCTTACAACAAAATGGATTGGTCAGAGTTTCAATGTTATAACTGGATAATTATTAGAGAAAGTAGTTGGAATTCCAAGGCTCGCAATGGATCACACTACGGCCTTGGTCAGATGCGCTCTACTTGGTATAGAGACCTTAGCCCTAAGAAGCAAATAGATGCGCATATTAAATACATAAGACACCGATACAAAGATGCTTGCAAAGCTCTGCATCATCTTGAGACTAAGGGCTGGCATTGAGTAAGCGGTATAACACCAGCTACTGGGCAAGAGTTCGTAAGCAATGCTTAGAACGCGATTACTACACTTGCCATTATTGCGGAATGGAAGCAACTACAGCTGACCACATAATCCCCATAAGCAAGGGGGGCACAGACCAGTTAGAGAACTTGCTAGCTGCTTGCATTAAATGCAACAGCGGTAAGCGCGATCGTATGACCCCTAGCTTTTTTGAGCGCGACAGGACACCCACGACCCCCATCGGGAAGATTTTCCCTGAAAATGGCTCGGCTAGGCATTATCAGGAATGAAAGCTATCGCTATGGCGCAATTGGGAGAGATTGCCCGGGTCCGGGACGAATCGGCTTACCGAGGTGTGGCAGAACCCAGAATTCACACAAAACTCAATGATTTACCATCTTTAGGTGAGCAAATGATTAAATTCTGTGAGGAAATCGGCTTTGAATTGATGCCTTGGCAGCAATGGCTGGCTCATCACAGCCTAAAACAAAAACCCGATGGCCGATGGGCTCACCCAGTAGTGACCTTGCTTTGCGCTCGGCAACAAGGCAAATCAACCTTTATGGCGCTTCAAATTCTATTCAGAATCTATGTATTGAAGGAGAAACTGCAAGTGCATACAGCTCATAAATTAACTACTTCAGCAGAGCTCTTTTATAAAATCTACGGGATTATAGAACAGAATGCAAGACTAGCTGCTGAATTCACTAAGAAGCTGGAAAGCAAGGGATTTCAAGAACTGCAATTTACTGAAGGCAGGCGATACATAGTCCGAGCCAATAACTCAGCTGGTCGAGGCATTGCAGCTCCCGAAACAATTCACCTAGACGAAGCTCGCGAATATAAAGATGAAGATGTTTGGTCTGCCTTGCGCTATACCCAAATGGCTTCACCTAATCCGCAAATATGGGTTTATTCAAATGCTGGGGATCAGCACAGTATTGTCCTGAACAAATTAAGGGAAAGAGCTTTATCTGCAATTTTTGGCGGCAATGATGACATTGGTTGGTTTGAATGGTCAGCTCCTCAAGGCATTAAGTTTGATAATGGCTCGGACTTCTGGCTAGGTGTCTGCCAAGCTAATCCGTCACTTGGTATAACAGTTCATCCAGATAATATCCGAGCCGTCCTGTCAGACCCCGAGGATATTGTGCGCACAGAGGTTTTATGTCAATGGGTCGATACAATAAACCCAGTTATCAATGCGTCGCAATGGGAAAGCTGCAAAGTTGAGGGACTTCGACTCAATCCTGAAGCCGACACTTGGCTGGCTATTGATCTAAGCCCTAGCAGAAAAGAAGCTGCGCTAGTAGCAAGCCAAAGACTTGAAGGGGATAAATTTCAAGTCATATTGCTACAAACTTGGCATAACCCAGCCAATCTTGATGATAAAGCAATGGCGAATGATGTAGCAGAATGGGTCAGAAAGTATCCAGTCCAACTGGTCGCCTATTCAGCCAAAACCGCGTCAGCGGTTGCAGCTAGATTAGCGCCTGCGGGAATTAGAGTTGAGCCGATAGACGGCTTAGATTATGCCCAAAGCTGCGATGAATTACTGGGAGCAATTTCATCTCAGCGGTTAGCTCACTCGGGACAGGAAGAGCTGACGAAGCAATGCCTATCCGCTGTCAAACTCCCTTTCGGTGACGGCGGTTGGGTAATGGGTCGCAAGGTAAGTAATACGACAATCTGCGCAGCAATTGCTTCAGCTTTAGCAACACACTATGCAACGATGGCTGAAACTGGCATAGATATTCAAATAGTGTAAGAAGCCTCGCTTACAATGTAAGCAATGGGTGCTATAAGAGATTTTCTATTTCCACAGGTGCAAACCGCTAAGCCTACAAAGGTTTCCGATGTTGCAGCCGCGCTGACTCCAATTCAGATTAGCGATTCAGTTTATAATATCCTTGGCGGTGCAACTAATACTACTCGCCAATTAGCAATGAGCGTTCCATCGGTTGCAAGAGCTCGCAATATAATTTGCGGAACAATTGGTTCTTTACCCTTAACAACTTTCAATCGCATAACTGGTCAATATGTTGATCCACACAGAGTTATCAATCAGCCAGACCCAAGAGTCGCAGGATTTGTAATCTATAATTGGCTCGCTGAAGATATTTGGCTTTATGGTGCTGGTTATGGTCAGGTGTTAGAAATGTATAGCGCAACAGATGGCGGTCGCGTTAGAGCTTGGACTCGCGTTAGTCCAGATAGAGTCACAGTTGATACAGATTTTCTAAATACTGAAATTACTGGATATAAAATTGATGGCCGCTCAGTTCCGCTTCAAGGCGTAGGTTCTCTAATAAGATTTGATGGCCCAGATGAAGGATTGCTTCACAGAGCAGGCAAGACAATTGCTGCAGCGGTATATCTTGAGAACGCAGCAGTTAATTATGCTAAAGAGCCTGCCCCAACTATGGTTCTTAAATCAAATGGAACTAATTTAACTGCCGAAAGAATTTCAGCTTTATTAAGTGCTTGGAAAACTGCTCGCCAATCTCGCTCAACTGCATTTCTAAATGCTGATGTTGATTTGAAAGAATTTGGTTTTGATCCAAAGTCAATGCAACTTGCTGAAGCGCGTCAATATGTCGCACTAGAATTAGCTCGGGCTTGTGGAATACCTGCCTACTTCTTGAGCGCCGAAACGACTTCGATGACTTATTCCAACGCTGTGTCCGAGCGGCGCTCACTAGTAGATTTCTCACTTCGCCCAATACTTAAGGCAATTGAGGAACGCCTATCATTACCGGACTTCGTTCCCAATCCAGTAATGACGCGCTTTGCACTTGATGACTTTCTACGCGGTAACGCATTAGAGCGAGCACAAGTTTATGAAATCCTAAACCGCATTGGCGCGATGAGCGTTGAGCAAATTCAGCGAGAGGAAGATTTGATTCCAAATGAAGGTTAATATGCCAATGGCAATAACAGCTGCCGACACAATTAAGAGAACAATTACTGGAACTATTGTTACTTGGAATGAGCAAGGCAATACCTCAGTAGGGCCAACAGTATTTGCAGCAGATAGCATTGAAATGAAGCCAGTTAAGTTGCTTCTTGAGCACGACCGCACTCGACCAATCGGCAAGATAGTCTCTCACAATGTAACTCCTAATGGAATTGAAGCCACTTTCAAGATTGCAAACACTATGGCTGGAGAAGATGCTTTAGTTGAAGCAACTGAAGGGCTACGCGATGGATTTAGCGTTGGAGCCCAGATAAATGAATGGACAAACAA